GCCCGCCGACGCGGTGGAAACACTGCGGCTCGCGCTCGGCGACGAGCGCGTATCGTCCGCCGAGGTCGCCAACCTGCACGCCGTCGCCGCCCGGCACAGCGCCACGGCCGGGGACGTAGCGGGCGGGCTGCGGCACGTCGAGCGCGCGCTCGAGGCCCTCGGCCGGGACCAGCCCGCCGACGCCCCCGATTGGGCGCAGCAGATCACCTACGCGCCCGGACACCACGACGCCGCCCTCGGCCTGGCCCTGGCCGCCCTCGGACAGGACGAGCGGGCGCGGGCGCACCTGTCGGCCGCGCTCGACCGGCTCCCGTCCGGCCGTACCCGCACCAGCCTGCGGTGCATAATCCGGCTCGCCGCTCTGGACCTGCGGGCCGGGGACCGGGACGGCGCGCGCCAGCGCGCCGAACAGGCCCTGCAGCGGGCCGCCGCCGTGCGGTCCACCCGGATCACCGCGGACCTGGCCATGCTCGCCCGCGAGGCCGCCGAGCACGGCGCGCGGGACCTGGCCGACGAGTTGACCGGGGCCGCGTCACGGTAGAGGCTGGCAGCATGATCAGCCTGCGCGCTGTCGCCGACGAGCTGGGCGTCCCGGTCGCCGACGTCGCCTTGGTGGCGGATGTCGAGCTTGGCGGCCCGCCCGACTATGACCCGGACGCCGAGGCCGTGACCGAGGACGGCCGCCGCTGCCTGGTGGAGCATTTCCACGGCGGCACAGACCCTTTGTGACGCATCGCCGCAGATCAGCGGGCGTGTGTAATACTCTGTGATCAGAGTGGGTGCCTTGCAGCCTCGGGCCACGTGACCCGAGGTTTTTTCATGCCCCGGGGAAGGGGGGTGCGATGCGCCCCTCGCCCGAGCCCGTCACCCTCGACGACGCAGCCCGCCTCGCCGAGGTACCCCGAAACACCCTCGGCGTCTGGGTGCACCGGTACCGGATACGCCGCCTCGGCCGCGTCGGGCGGCGCGTCTACGTGGACTGGCACGACGTCGCAGCGGTCGAATGGTGCCTGCGCACCGGCAGGCCAGTGCCGCCGACCCCGGACGAGCGCGCCGCGCTGCTGACCAGCACGGCCGCATGAAACGGCGGCGGCCCCACCCTCAGGGGGCAGGGCCGCTACTCGCCGGCCGATGATGGCTCGGCTGGTTTCTTAGGGCGTATGAGCTTGACCTCCTCGCCACCGACGAGCACGCGCCACCGTAGCGCGCCGGTATCTTGGTGCCGCTCCTCGACGATCGTTGCCGTCCGGCCTGCGTGCTCGCGGCCGACTGTCAGGGTTCGGTCGTCGATGATGACCGTGCCGTCGTCTCCTACACGGAGGCGGACTCGGCCCGCCTCCATGTAGCGGACTCGGGGGCCGCCGCCCACGCCGGGGCCGGGGCGGTTCGCGGCCCATTCGAGCCAGTCCTTCTTGCGCTCGGGCAGCCACCCGGGTACGCCGCGCTCGTCCCCGACGATCACGTCCGGTGTGGGGCACGGTGTTTTCGTGCCTTCGTACCTGCGTAGGTAGATCGTCACTGTCTGCGGTGATACGCCGATCCACTCGCCGACCGTGGCGGTTCCCACGTACCGGCGCGGCTCACGCCCCATAACCCCTCCATATCCTTGTAGGTAGACACAACTAGGTTAACATCCGCGGAGGGGAGGCGTACACACAATGCCCACCCCTCTAACCCCTGAAGAACTAGACCAGATACGCACACTGAACGCGCAGGGCCTCAGCCTACGAGAGGTAGCCCGGCGCATCGGACGGTCCCACGCCGCAGTCTCCCAAGCCGCAGCCCGGATGGGCCTCACCTGGGACCGCACCGCCCACACCGCCGCGGCCACCGCCGCCGCCAAGGCCGACCGCACGGCCCGCCGAGCGGCGATCATCGAGCGGCTGTACGCCCGGATCGAGGACATCCTCGCCAGGCTCGAGGCCTCCACCTACACGTTCACGGCGACCACCGTGAACGGCATCGAAACCGCGACCCTCGACGAGCCCCCCGCACACGAGGTCAAGGCCCTGCTCCAGTCGGTCGGCTCGCTGGTCACCGCCGTGACCAAGCTCGAGTCGGTGGACGACACCGGCACCGAGGGCTCCAAGAGCCTGCTCACCGGCCTGGTGGACGGGCTGCGCGCCGTCGCCGCCCACCTGCCCGGCCCCGACGACGACACCCCCGAACCCGACGACGACGTCCCCGACGAGCCCGGCGAACCCCCGTCATGACGCTGAGCCCCGAGCTGCAGCGGATCACCCGGCTCCTGTCCCCCAAGCAGATCAAAGCCATCGTGGGGGCGCTGGACACCCCGCAGATCGCGCTCTGGTCCGGCGCGGTATCCAGCGGGAAAACCATCTCGAGCCTGGTGGCGCTGCTCGCGGCCGTCGCCGACGCGCCCGACACCGGCCTGATCGTGATCTGCGGCAGATCGTTGCAGACGATCGAGCGGAACATCCTCACCCCGCTCCAATCGCCGCACCTGTTCGGCACGCTCGCCGCCCAGGTGCAGCACACCCCCGGCAGCACGACGGCCGCCATCCTCGGCCGCACCGTGCACCTGGTCGGCGCGAGCGATGCCCGCGCCGAAGGCCGAATCCGCGGCTCCACAATCGCCCTGGCGTACGTGGACGAGGCAACGCTGATCCCGCAACCGTTCTGGATGATGCTGCTGTCCCGTCTGCGGGTGCCCGGAGCGCGGCTGCTGGCGACGACGAACCCCGACGGGCCGCAGCACTGGCTGCGCAGGGATTTCATCCTCCGCGCCCGCACCGTGGGCATGCGGTACTGGCACTTCACCCTCGACGACAACCCGTCGCTTACGCCCGAGTACGTCGCCCGGCTGCGCGAGCAGTACACCGGGCTCTGGTATAGGCGGTTTGTGCTCGGCGAGTGGTGCCTCGCCGAAGGCGTCGTGTACGAGGCGTGGAACCCCGACGTCCACGTCGTGCACGACCTGCCCGAGATCACCGCATGGCTCGCCCTCGGCATCGACTACGGCACGACGAACCCCACCCACGCCGTGCTGCTCGGCCTAGGCGCTGACCGACGCCTGTACGCCGCCGCCGAATGGCGCTGGGACAGCAAACAGACCCGGCGGCAGCTCACCGACGTCGAGCTGTCCCGGCGGCTACGCGAATGGCTCGCCGGCCTGCCCGTGCCCGGCGGCGGCGAGGTGCGCGGCATCACCCCGCGGTACACGATCGTGGACCCGGCGGCGACCAGCCTGCGCGTGCAGCTCCATCAGGACGGTGTCCGCAACCTGCCCGCGGACAACTCCCTGATGCCCGGCATCCGCCTGGTGGCGAGCCTGCTCGCGACCGACCGGCTGCGCGTCCACCGGTCGTGCCGCCACCTGATCGACGAATTCCCCGGCTACGCCTGGGACCCGAAAGCGAGCGAGCGCGGCGAGGACGCCCCGGTCAAAGCGGCCGATCACGGGCTGGATGCGCTCAGGTACGCCGTCTACACCACACGGTCGGCCTGGCGGGCGCACGTCGGCCCCGCCGAGCTGGACGGGGCCGCCTGACCACCGGAGCAATGCATGATGTTGCTATCCCTCCAGGGATGATCGGCGACAGCCGAGCGTGCCGGCGCGGTGCGCGGCGGTATGTAGGGTTGCTATCCCTCCAGGGATGATCGGCGACCCGGGTATCCGGCGGCGACGCGGATCTCGATGTCGCCCGCGTTGCTATCCCTCCAGGGATGATCGGCGACGAGATCTTCGCCGTGGTCGGGTCCAGCTCGACACGTTGCTATCCCTCCAGGGATGATCGGCGACTCGGAGGTGTGGGCGGACCACCACCTCTTCCTGGGTTGCTATCCCTCCAGGGATGATCGGCGACGCGAAGATCAGCCGATCAAGGCCGATGACCACTCGCTGTTGCTATCCCTCCAGGGATGATCGGCGACCCCGGAGTCGCGATGAGCAACATGAACACGAGCACCACGTTGCTATCCCTCCAGGGATGATCGGCGACACCTGGTGGCTCAAGCAGATCCAGGAAGCCAGGCGCCAGCTGCTGCTATCCCTCCAGGGATGATCGGCGACGCGCGGGAGACCGCACGGTCGTGCTCCACAACCAGTTGCTATCCCTCCAGGGATCGGCGACGCGCTGCGACCCCGCGATGGACGCACCCTCGATCGCGTTGCTATCCCTCCAGGGATGATCGGCGACCCGGTGGTGTCGCCACCGCGGTCTGGACGTCGATGCTCGAGTTGCTATCCCTCCAGGGATGATCGGCGACACCCCGAGCAGGTCAGCCAGATGGATCGCCGGATCGGGTTGCTATCCCTCCAGGGATGATCGGCGACTGGAGTTTGAGGACACCGCGGACCCTCCGCTGGTGTATTGGTTGCTATCCCTCCAGGGATGATCGGCGACCGAGAAGGTCCACCGGAACCGGTCGTTCTTGGGGTGGATGATGTTGCTATCCCTCCAGGGATGATCGGCGACCCGACATGCCAGAAGATGAGCGCATGACACCCGCGTTGCTATCCCTCCAGGGATGATCGGCGACCGGCAGCGACGACGCCGAGCTGCTGTACGTACTGCCCGGGTTGCTATCCCTCCAGGGATGATCGGCGACTGCACCGCGACGGCTGGTCGTCCGTGATGGCCGACAAGTTGCTATCCCTCCAGGGATGATCGGCGACCTGGACACCACAGCGCACACCCCACAGCAGCTAGCGTTGCTATCCCTCCAGGGATGATCGGCGACGTGGCTACAACGGTCATTTCCTCGGCAACAAGAGGTTGCTATCCCTCCAGGGATGATCGGCGACGCAGGTCTTGGACACGGCCTCAGAAAAGGACGCCGTGTTGCTATCCCTCCAGGGATGATCGGCGACGGGCGGGACACCTTCACCGTGGTGAAGGAGCTGGGGTTGCTATCCCTCCAGGGATGATCGGCGACGGTACCGCAACCCCCGGGTGGAGGAGATGGAGATCGGGTTGCTATCCCTCCAGGGATGATCGGCGACATGATCAGCCGTGCCTTGTGCAGCGCCCGCAGGTCGTCCTGTTGCTATCCCTCCAGGGATGATCGGCGACCCCCGGCTTGGTGGAGGCGTCCCACTCGACCGAGATGTTGCTATCCCTCCAGGGATGATCGGCGACGACAAAGAGCCCGTATACGAGGCCCTGGCGTGGCTGCGGTTGCTATCCCTCCAGGGATGATCGGCGACCCCAAGGTAAAGTCGCAGGTCAGCGCCGCAATACAGGTGGCTCGCGGGCTCGTTCTTGCAGCGACCCGGCGGTAGTGCATCCTCCCTGGTCAGAGCGCTGATCAACTGCCTCACCCCTATAGGTCTCTCTGGCCGTTCTACCAACAGTCAGAGGAGTCTGCTGCCAGTTTCGCGTANNTATGTGGCTACCTCGCGGCGTTGATCGAGGGCGCACGCTGCTCGACGCGAACCGCTAGCCGTACCCGGTCGGGGGTCGGTGAGCCAAGGCCACGGAATGAGAAGACCTCCGGCGGGGAGAAGACGGCTTCTCCACCAGGCCGGAGGTCTTCAGGTGCTGCCACGCCTTGTCCTCGCAGCGGTGCCGGCGTCCGTCTGCCGGGTGGCGGCCGCATCGCCGTGCGGCTTCCGCACGTCAGGGTGCGTCGCCGCGACGACGACAAGGGCGGCCGTACCCGCGTCGTCACCCCGGCGCAGGGGCTCAGCCGGCGCTTGCGTGCGGGACGTTGGTGCCCTGGGGGATGCGGTGCGGGGTGCCGGAGCCTGGGCGGACGTCGAAGTCGAAGATGGCGGTCGGGATGTAGACGGTGGCGCAGGCGTTGGGGATGTCGACGACGCCGGAGAGGCGGCCCTCGATGGGGGCGGCGCCGAGGAGCAGGTACGCCTGTTCGGGCGTGTAGCCGAAGGTGGTCAGGTAGTTGATGGCGTGGAGGCAGGCGCGCTGGTAGGAGAGGTACGGGTCGAGGTAGCGCTGCTCGCCGTCGAGGGTGACGGAGACGCCGGAGAAGGCGAGCCACTCGCTGTACTGCGGGGCGGT